AGCCAAGTACAGGAGTGGTCTTGAAAAACAGACTGCTCTTGTTTTGTCTGAGTGCCAGAAAAAAGTAAGGTATGAGTTACTTAAAATAGAATGGGAGGACTTACGTTACCGTACTTACACGCCTGACTTTCAGCTAGACAACGGTATCTTTATTGAGACCAAGGGTATCTTTGATAGCGAGGACAGGCGCAAGCATATAGAAGTAAGAAGGCAACACCCTGAGTTAGACATACGGTTTGTATTTAGTAACGCTAAAGCAAAGCTATACAAGGGTGCTAAGAGTAGATACTGTGATTGGTGTGAGAAAAATGACTTTTTATACTCGCACAGGCTAATACCTCAAGAGTGGTTGACAATGCAAGGAAAGTGTGTTACACAGACTAAGATACCACTTAAAACAAAAAGGAAGACTTGATGCCATACGTACTAGAAGATGATGAGATTGCAATACTAATCAAGCCTATGGGTGATGGGCGTATTGGTACTTGTATATGTAAGAGTGATGACCATGAATTGTCTGATGCACAACTAACAGAAGCTATGGGTGTGGGCCTAGCTATGATTGGTTTGTTTGAGTTACTTAATGATGATCATGACGGTATCTATGATGATGTTAAGGAAGCTTTAGAGGATAAAGTAGAACGTTTACTAGCAGACAATCAAGTGCCACAAGATGATAAACTAGAGCCTACATATACAGCAGAGGGTAACGTACTACGGCTCAATGCATTTACTAGAACTAAGGGTAGTTGCTAATATGGCTAAGTGGAAAGAAATGACTATGCCTTTTGAAGTAGACATGGTAGACAAACCACCTCACTACAACACAGCTAACATTGAGTGTATAGATGCAATGAAAGCTATGTCAGAGGGTGCTGATGTATCACCTCATGAGGCGTACTGTTGGCAGAACTCATTTAAGTATATGTGGAGGTGGCCTTACAAGAATGGCGTAGAGGACTTAAAGAAAGCACGATGGTACTTAGACCGTCTAATAGAAGAGGTTGAGAGTAATGAAGGCTGAGAAGTTCAGTGTTACTTTTGTTTTAGCAGTTGACAAGTCAAACAACATACTGTCTTCTCACCCTATGTACTATGAAGAAGACATAAAGGACTTGATAGAGCGTGTTATCTATGATATAGATGACGTAGAAATATCTAACATAAACGTAAAGGATCAGGGATGATTACGCAACAAGAAATAGATGACTTTGCTGAGTACGACAGAGAGGATATGATTAATAACCTCAAAGAGTGTACGCCTCTTGATATGGTCAAAGAGTTTGCTACAGCAATGGATCACCCTCTTGATGAGAAGTACGGTTACAGTAGAAAGCTAGAAGGTCTGCGTTGGTTACTTCTCAAAGAAGAGTACAATGAAGTTCGTGATGCAGATGGGCCACAAGAGCTACTTAAAGAGTTAGCTGACTTGGTGTACGTTACGTATGGATATGCAGCTACTTATGGGTGGGACTTAGATGAAGCTTTCCGTAGGGTACACGCATCTAATATGTCTAAGCTAGGCCCAAGAGGTAAGCCACTTAAACGCCCTGATGGTAAAGTATTGAAGGGGTCAAACTACTGGAAGCCTGACCTGTCTGACTTAGTATAAGGAAATAAAGTATGAATAACAATTATCTACCTAGCGACTACCAAACCTTTATTGCAACCAGCCGCTATGCACGTTGGCTTGAAGGCGAAGGACGCCGTGAAACATGGGGTGAAACTGTAGAGCGTTACTTGCAGAACATAGCTAAGACATGGCTCAAGCCTGTTGACCTAGATGAAATGCGTGACGCTATTCTTAGCCTTGAGGTTATGCCTAGTATGAGGTCACTCATGACTGCAGGAAAAGCGGCAGACAGGGATAATACCTGTATGTATAACTGTAGCTACTTACCCGTAGATGACCCTAAGTCTTTTGATGAGGCTATGTTCATCCTCCTTTGTGGGACGGGGGTTGGTTTCAGTGTTGAGCGTCAGTTCATCGCTAAACTCCCTGATGTTCCTAGTCTTTTCCAAAGCGATACGACTGTTGTCATCAAGGACAGCAAGGAAGGATGGGCTAAAGGTCTCAGACAAGTGTTGGCACTCCTATGGGCTGGTGAAATTCCTAAGTGGGATATTAGCAGAGTTCGCCCTGCAGGGGCAAGGCTAAAAACGTTTGGTGGTCGGGCTAGTGGTCCTGCTCCTTTGGTTGACTTGTTTAACTTTGCGGTTACAACATTCAAGGGCGCACAAGGGCGTAGGTTGTCTAGCCTTGAGTGTCATGACTTAATGTGTAAGATTGGTGAAGTTGTCGTTGTAGGTGGTGTTAGACGTAGTGCTATGATTAGTCTGTCTAACCTTTCAGATGACCGTATGCGTCACGCTAAGTCAGGTGCATGGTGGGAAAACGCAAGTCATAGAGCCTTGGCTAACAACTCAGTATCTTATTCAGAAAAACCTGACAGTATGTCATTCATGCGTGAATGGACTGCACTCATGGAGAGTGGTAGTGGAGAACGAGGAATATTCAACAGAGAAGCATCAGTTAAACAGGCTGCAAAAAATGGCCGTAGGGAGTCTTGCTATGAGTTTGGAACCAACCCATGTTCGGAAATCATACTTAGGCCGAATCAGTTCTGTAATCTTACGGAAGTTGTCATCCGTGCTAACGACAGTTTGGAAGACCTTACAAGAAAAGTCCGTCTTGCAACTGTACTTGGAACCATTCAGTCAACATACACTAAGTTCCCCTACTTGCGAAAGGTGTGGGCTACCAACACAGAAGCAGAACGCTTGCTCGGTGTGTCACTCACAGGGATAATGGATAACAAATTAATGACTACGGCTAATGATGGCCTAGCTGATACATTGGAGCATCTTAAAAATGTGGCTGTTTCTACTAACGCTGAGTGGGCTGACCGTCTTGGTATCCCTCATAGCACTGCTATTACTTGTGTCAAGCCCAGTGGAACAGTTTCCCAACTGGTTGACTCATCTTCTGGCATTCATGCTCGTCACTCTCCCTATTATATCCGTACTGTGCGTGGTGATAACAAAGACCCACTAACGGCATTCATGCGTGACCAAGGTATACCTAGTGAGCCTGACGTTATGAAACCTGACGCTACAACAGTGTTTAGCTTTCCTATGCAGTCACCTATTGGTGCAGTGTGTACGGCTGACATGACAGCACTAGAGCAACTAGAAATGTGGTTGTTGTATCAACGTCATTGGTGTGAGCATAAGCCTAGCGTCACGATTAACGTTAAGGCAGATGAGTGGTTTGAGGTAGGAGCCTTTGTATACAAACACTTTGATGAAATGTCAGGTGTGTCGTTCCTTCCGTTTAATGAACATACTTATCAACAAGCACCCTATCAAGAGTGTACTAAAGAAGAGTACTATGAAATGTTAGATATGTCACCCCCTAAAGTAGATTGGAGTTTATTTGATAACTATGAAATAGAAGACAACACATCTGGTATGCAAACTATGGCTTGTACTGGTGATGTGTGTGAAATGGTGGATATAACCTAGATGCAACTAAGTCTTTTTGAAAGTATACCTGATCAAATAGAAGATGGTAACAACAAGACCTGTAATAAATGTCATCGTACTCTACCCTTAACTGCTTTTTCTATGCACAGTGCTTCTAACTACCAAAGACCTGAGTGTAAAAAATGTAACAACGAACTTTCTATTATTCGTAACAGTTTACGGAAAAAAATAGAACCACCAGATAAAACTCATGTATGTCCTATATGCCTATCTACGGAAGAACAAGTATCAGGTAAGGGTAATAAAAGGAATGGTTCATGGGTGCTTGATCATGACCACATTACAAACAGCTTTAGAGGTTGGTTATGTCACAAATGCAATAGAGGTCTAGGAGCCTTTAATGATAACCCTAAATACTTAGAAAATGCAATCAAATACTTAAAGGAGTAATAAAATGGTATGGGTTTACACAGTAGTAATGATGATGCTAGAACCAACAACAAGTGAGAAAACTTTCATAGTGTTTTCACCAAACGTAGCCTTTACAACCGAGGAGTCTTGTCAACAATGGAGAGAGGTAGATATGCTAAGGCTATACAATTCAAGACCAAGTGAAAATGCAAAAGCAGTTAGTCAATGTTTTGCATTCCCGTTTAATGTAGATAAAGGTACATAAGTTACATGAT